CTTTATCTCTTCTTCAAATTTACAATGTTCACACCTTCTTACTAATTTTCTTGATTTAGGATTATATGTTGTAATCTCCAAAACATCCAATGCTCTAAAACAAGTAGAACAAACTGCCTTGCTATTAAACTTAACCTGTTTCATGGTTATTACAAACTATCTTTGTTTTGTGGTTTTGAAACACTAATCTTTACAGAACCAATAAATTCTTTATCAGTACCTAATTCAATTGCATATTGTCCATATTCTGGAAATTTTATTCCTCCCAAAATGAAAACTAATTCTGTCGGAGTAATAGAATTAGAAAATACAGCAACAGAATCATGTTTAAATATTAAATCATTATTTTGTAAATTTCTAATTCTTAATATTAAAGGTACAGCACCTGAACCTTCAGTCAAACAAATAAATAAAGAAAAATTATTTACGATATATGGTACTTCTTTAGTAACAAAACCTGAAAAACAACCTATTAGAGATATTTTCTTACTTTGAATATCTCTAATGGTTGTATCACAAACCATCATTGAAAGCAAAATAGGAGGAATAGACATTTTTACCCCTTTGTGGCCTTTGGTTACTAAACAGAACGTTTCTACCTTTGCACAGATGCTTCTACGATTATTTAAATGGGGCAGGTGGTATGTTAGTACCCCCATTTTGTGTTGTGGCTTTAGAAAAATATTGTTTTTTCTTCTTTTTCTCAATTTTCTTTATATTTTTAGAAATAAATACTTTCTTACCCATTTTCGTACCTCCTTAAGTAAGAATGACTTTCATAAACTGTTGGATATTCATCAATGAATGAATCTGCAACAGTCACATTATGTTTAAATCTATCTAATGGTAAAAAGAAACCCCAGATACTTGTATTAATCTTTTTCATTTTTGGCACCTTAATTGCCGTTGTATGTAAACAATGCACTCCTAATTCGGTACAATAGTAACTTTTATTCTTACTCTTAAATTCGAAATCATATTCTTTTCCTAAAAGACTAAATGCAGTTTCTACTATGACTGATTGTGAAAATGCTGTTTTCCAAGGACGCACAACTACAATATAATCAAAATGGCGAAAAACATCAAATAAATCTTGACAAACTACACCTTCACTTATTGCATGTATGATACATTTAGGGTATTGTTTTCCGTCTCGTTTAATATTCACTATAAATTCACCATTCATTAATCCATCTACTCCACCTACATATACTCCAAGATGTTTAAGGAATGTGTGTTTTTCTGGTATACCTTTATTTGAGGCTTTGTAATGTTCTGAACGTGTTAAAATCATGTCTCCAGGTTTTATTATTTTACTTAATTCACGATAGTCTATTCCATGTAACATACTTTCTGGAGAACCATAGACATAGTGTCCTAATCCAAAACATTTTTTAGAATACCATATATCTCCGAATAAAGTAGCTAAAAATTTTTGAATGCCCATGTTTCTCTCCTATTCTGCAAATTCCCAAATTCCATTTATTTTAACCATACAGAAAAAATCTCCATATGATATTGCTCCGAATGAAGAATCTAAAGTCTTTTCTATTAATTCTATTTTATTGAAATCAGCATTATTGACTATTTTTCTAAAAATTATATGTACACTTCCATCATGATTAAGGAAGCAAGAATCTACTCTAAATATTTTATATTTTTCATTCACCATAATAGTAAACTCTTTCAGAAAATGATATTAAGATACGAATCGTTATTAATTTGAATAATGAGAAGTATGTTACATGTGTAGTGATGGGAGGAGATTATGTTAAGAGCCATCAAAGAGAAACTTGCTGGTTGGATACTAGAAATTCTCATTGTGGCCTTTTCTGCTACAGGAACTTTTATTTGGGGATTACATGTTTCTAATGCAGAACAAGATTTAACAAATGCTACTCAACAAGTTTGTATAGATGTGAACACAAAACGAATAAGTTCACTTGAACAACAGATAGAATCGTTTAGAAAAGAAAATCGTGAAGATCATAAAGAAATTATTTCAGAATTGAAAGAAATAGTTAAAAAATCAAGATAAATGTAAGTTTAATACCGCAAGGCAGTTAGCAAAGGCTAACATAGCCTAATTCATTCAGTGAGTCCTAAGAAAAAATAAATACTTTTCAAAAGAATATTTAAGGAGGTTATGAAAATAGAATGGAGTTTATATGTCCAATGAAATAGAAAAACAAGAAAAACAGAAAATGATGCTTGAAAAGCATGGTTGGAAATTAGAAGTTCCAGCTAATATGCTTCCAGAAGATGATAAAGCATCGTTTGGAGGTGGATTAAGATGTTTTAGAAATGTATATTTTAGGGATGATATGGGTAATAAGATAAAAACCTCTCCTAAAATACGTTGTGGAAGTCCTGCTATAAAAGGTTCATTTTATTGTAAGAAACATGGCGGAGGCAATACAAATGCATTAGTTCATGGAAAACGTGCTTTAACAAGCAGTTTATATCATGGTGCTTTTCAATCTGATCTTGGATCATTATTTGATAGATTTATAAATGATCCAATGGTTAATGATTTAAGACCCGAACTTGCAACTTTGCGAACTGTCTTGATTAAATTTATTGGAAGTTTAAATAATACAGAAAAAATAGATAGTCCTAAAAAGAAAATGCGTATTTTAAGAAATATAATAAACGATCAAGTATTAAATCCTGAAGAAAAATTTGTACAGATTAAAGAATTTTGTAATAGACAATCTTTACTTACTGATACTGAATCTATTGATAAAATTGGTTATCTCTGTGATTTAATTGCAAAGATAACTGAACGTATGGCACGAATACAAAATAAAGAACAATTTACATTGACTCCAGATGGTTTAAAATTACTTTTGCGATGTATCGTAGAATTAATCACAAAATACGTACCAGAGAACCAAATTGAAGAAATAAAGAAAGAGTTAGTACAATTATCAGTACGAACTCAGGGAGACCTGAAAAACATTAAATCTGCTGAAATAATACAAGAAGAAAAGAATGGCAAAGAAATTTAGACAATTTAGTAATGAACAAAAAATAGTAGATAATCCTTTACTTTATATAGCACAAGGAATATCTCCATCAAGAGATGGGCAGGTGTGGGAACAAAAACCTGTAGAAATGGAAGAATTTATAGAAAGTAAAAAATATCTTAATCAGAAATGGAATGGGCGTGCTGGATGTAGACCAAAGATTAAAGATATATTAATAAAGGCAATGGATGGTAGTACAAGAGAAATGATTCTTTTGCTTGGTAAAGGATCTGGTAAAGATTATCTTTCATCTATTTTACATTTATATGGAATTCATAGATGTTTGTGTATGTTAAATCCACAAGCATTTTTTGGATTAAGTCCAACTCCTATTTATTTTGTGAATACAGCTAGAAATGATAAACAGGCAAAGAAAGTGTTCTTTGCACAGTTTATCGCTCTTTTAAAAGACACTCCTTGGTTTGAAGGTAAATTTAGAGAACCAGGAGTTGATACAGTTACATTTGATAAGAATATACAGGCATTGAGTGTTAATAGTCAAGCTTTTGGTTGGTTAGGATATAATACAATCCAATGGGTAGGTGATGAATTAGCATTCTTCCTTGAAAATGATCAAGATGATGAATCAGAATCAAGAGCAGAAGAATGTTGGCAAGCGGCATATGGATCTTGTAAAACACGATTTCCTAAAGATTATAAAATGATTGGAATTACAACTCCACGTTATGATGATGATTTTGTGATGAAGAAATTTTATGAATTACAAGGTAGACCAGATGGTTATGTTGAACAGGCAGCAACGTGGGATATTAATCCTAATCTTACTAAAGAAGATTTTAAACATGAAATGATACGTGATTATCGTAGAACAATGCGTGATTTTGGTGCTCAACCTGTAGGTGTTATAGAAAGTTTTTGGCCTGATCCTAATGATATGGAAAATTATTGTTGTGAAAAATGTCATCAATGCCCAGTTTATCAAAGAAGAAAAGAAGTTGGAGATATACATTCTTGTTTAGAATATGATCAATGCCAAGTTAATGCTTATAAGGGAAATGGTTATTGGCATGATTGGTTTAGACCTCCAGTAGAAAATAATTCGTATTGGATGCATTTTGACTTAGCAAAATCTAGAGATAGAATAGGATTTGCGTTAGGACAAACTATTGGTGAAGTTAAAATAGAAATGGATTCTTATAAATTAAAAGAAAAAGCAGAAAAAGATGGTGATATAGATTTAGCAGATTTAAGTGATGATGATAAATTTGAAATAAAACCTCTTATAAGAATGGCAGCAGTAGGATGGATTTCTACAGGCACAGACAGAAATCCAAGAATGTTAAAAAATGGTGAATTCTATTATAAAGCAATTTTAGATTTTTTGATAATGTATTTAATCAATAAAGGATTTAATATAGTAGGTTGTTCATTTGACCAATTTAATTCACATTTTATAAAACAAGAACTTGAAGATAAAGGAATACAGGTAGAATTAATATCTTGTGATAGAACTGATGAAGTTCCATCAAATGCGAAATATGCTGTAATTGAACAAAGGGTTGAATACCCATACTCTTGGCTCTTATGTGATGAGGCAAAACATTTGAAAGTAATTGAGGGTAAAAAGGTCGATCACGCAAAAAAGCGGAGCAAAGATGTCTGGGATGCATTCGCAAGTGTAATAGTTGCTTGTGAAAAGTTTCTAAATTGTGCTGGTTCATACGTCATGTTGGGAGATGATGATGACTAAAAAGACTAAAAGAATAAATATGAGTAGTGCTGTATCAAAAATCGCAATTGTAGATAAAACAAAGGCTTCACGTGGTTATATTGAAGATATGAATTATAATGGTTTGATTCAACCTGCCGTTGTAAAATTAAATGATGATGATGCTTGGAATTTATTTAAAGGCAATGAATGGGTTTTTTCTACTGTCAATAGAATTGTGCGAGATTGCACAAAAGCAATTCCTGAAGTTGTTCCTAAAGATAAATCTGTAAAAATGTCTGGAAGATTAAAAAGTAGAATAAAAGATATACAAAATTTTCTAGACAATCCTAATTTTAATAAAGAATCTTTTGCAGAAATAAGAGAAAAAGTAATTCTTAATATGTTGGTTTTTGGAAGAGGTGTAATAGAAAAAGTAATCAATCCCACAACTAGAGATGTGATAGAAATATTTGCATTAACTCCAAAGAATTTAAAGATAAAAGCAGATATTCATGGAAATTTACCTCAAACTGGTCCTGCGTATGTAATTGATCCACCTCTTAATAAAGCAGCAAAACCGAATCAAGATGATAAAAATATAGGCACGATACAGTATGCAATTGATGAATTGATATTTATGGTTTTGAATAGCAATACAGAATCTTTTTATGGTATAAAGGTTCTTGATATTATTGCAAATTCTGTTGCTACAGACATTCTTCGTGCAGCGTTTAATGCAAATTTCTTTTTAAATGGTGCAGAAACTTCTGGTGTTCTTTCAGTAGAAGGTATGGAAAAAACTAGATTAGATAAATTCCGTTCTGATTGGCGAGCACAATTTAAAGGATATAAAAACGCTCACAAATTAGCTATGGTTAATGTTCCAGTCAAATATATAAAGATGGCAATGACAAATCGTGATTTACAGTTTGCTGAATATGGTGTAGAATTAAGATCGAAAATCTTTTCAGCTTACGGTATGCAACCTTTTATTATGGGTATAATTGATGGGACAAGTGGAAAATTAAATAGTGGACAACAAGTAGAATCTTATAAAGATGGTGCGATACGACCTATTCTTAACAAAGAATCTTTTTATTATACACAAGAAATTGCTAATATTGGATTTGGTTATGATGATGTAAAAA